GGATAGTAATATGGGTACACCTAATTTGGGTCCTATAGCAGCAGGTAATGAAGTTCCTCGTTTCGATCAGATTGACGATGTTGATGCAGTAAATATAACAGCTCAAACAGGTTTTGCAGCTGACACTTATTTAGCAGGTTCTGCATTAACTGTTCCTTCATCAATCAAGACTGGCTCTATTTATAAATGCAGATTTGCAGTATCAAAAACTGCTGCAGGTATTGCTACGTCTATTATTAATGTACGTGTTGGTACTGGTGTAGTAGGAGATACATCAAGGGCTAACTTTACATTTGGTGCACAAACTGCTGCACTTGATTCTGGTGAATATGAAGTAATTGTATGGTGGCGCAGTATTGGTGCTACTACTGTATTGGTAGTATTGTGCAGAATGTCACATAATAACTCAACAACAGGATTGAACAGTCGTGCAGCTCAGGCAATTACATTTATATCCGGATCGTTCGCATTGACAGCTGGAACAGATAAGATTGGTATATCAGTTAATGGTGGAGCGTCTGCCGCTTGGACTATTGATGTAGTAGAGGCACGATTTGAAAACGATATTTAGTTTGTTTGTTACTATTATATCATAACAGTTGTCTTACCAATTAGGAAGACTATATATTATGAAGTGAGGAGGCATACATGAGCCAGTTCGGTTTCTGGACCGAGTTGTCGGGAGTTAAACTCGACGATGCTGAGGAAATGACATCTACTTTCCAAGCAATGCCTTATGGCGAATATCAGCACCCCATTTACGGCAAGATCGACCTCAACGAAAAAAAGGCTCGCGATATTGCTAGTAACGTTAATGCAGGTGTACGTGGTACTGATTTAGATATTGATTATGACCACAAAATGCATAACGGTAAAGCGGCCGGATGGATTAAGCGAGCGGAAGCGCGAGCTAGTGGCCTCTTTCTTACGGTCAAGTGGACCAAGAATGCATGGGAAGCAATTAAGGCTGGCGAGTACAAATACTTTTCGCCTGAGTACCAGGATGCGTGGAAGCATCCTAAGACTGGGATCGTTCATAAGAACGTTCTCTTTGGCGGAGGGATTACCAACAGGCCATTCCTGAAGGATATCCTTCCACTTAATTTGTCCGAGCTCTTTGCAGAGCAAGCAAAGGAAGGAACCGGAATGGATTCCAAGAAGCTTCGTCAGCTTTTGGGTCTTTCTGAGGACGCGACTGATGAGCAAGTCGAAGCTGCTCTAGTAGAGCGTCCAAAGGAAGAGGTTATTAAGGAAAAGGAAGAGGAGTCGCTAGTAACAATTGCAGCTTCTGAGACTTTGCCTAAGGAAGTAATTGAATTAGCTGAAAAGTCTCCTGCTATTAAGGCTTTAGTTGAATCTGTTACATTACTTCAAAATACTGTTGGTCAGCAAGGTGTTGCACTTAAGTTGGCTGAGACTGCTGTGGCTGTTCAGAAGTTAGCTGAGCCTATTAATGGTAAGGCTCTTCCTGCTGCTACACAAACTAGTCTTCAGTCTCTAATGGTTAAGTTGCCAAAGGAATTGAGTGATGAAGTTGTTGCACTCTTTACTGATTTGAACAAGTCAGGTTATGTGCAACTTGGCGAGATCAGTAATTCTGGTGATCATAGTACTGAGGATGGGCAAGGAGCAGCTAAGCGATTCAATGATAAGGTTGATGCGCTTATGAAGAGTGATGACAAGCTAACTTATAGTGATGCTGTTATGTCAGTATCTCTTGCTGAGCCTGACTTGTTCCAGTCTTACCGCGAATCTACATACATCTTCAAAGCCTAAGTAAGGAGGTAAACCAAATGGGTGTCGGACCTAATTATGTTCTTGACAAGGGCTTTGTTGCAACTGGTGCTTCTGCATATGCTGCAGGTGAGCTTGTCGTTTTGAACGGTGATGGAACGAAGTGTGCACGTGCTACGTCTGCTGGAGCAGTTGTTGCAGGTGTTTGTATGGAGAATGTTGATGCTACCCGTATTGCAACGGGTAAGGTTGTTCTCGATACGCGCTTGATGGGTATTGCACGTGTTTTAGCTGGTGCAGCTGTGGCTGTAGGAGCTAAAGTTACGAATGATGTTACTGCGCGCGCTGTTACTGGAGGCGCTGCAGGTACTAATAGTTTGGGTATTGCATTATCGGCCGCATCAGCTGCTGGTGAATTTATCGATGTGCTGCTTACGCCAGCCAACACAATGTAAGGAGGTGTGAAGAATGTCTGTATACAATCCTACCGGATCTGGTAACGTTCACGTCGATCAGGTTCTGACTAACATCTCCTTAGGTTGGTCAAATGCTGGTCTTGTTGGTGAGCAGCTCTTCAAGCCAGTAACTGTTCGTAAGCAATCTGATAAGTATTACACGTTTGGTCGTGAAGCTTGGTTACCTGAAGCTGGAGATTTCCGTGCTCCAGGTACTGAAGCTAATGAGATTCCTGGCATTGCTGTGTCTACTGATACATACTATGCGCAAGAGCACGCATTACAGATTCCAGTTACGGATGAAGAGCGCGATAATGCCGATAGTCCTCTATCGCCTGATCGTGATGGTACTGAATTAGTTACTAATAAGATTATGCTGGGCCGCGAGAAGCTTATGCAGACTCTGGTCACTGATGCTTCTCAGTACGCTACATCTATGACTGTCACTCTTGCGGGTGCTACCCAATGGAATGCAGCTAACTATGCAACATCAGATCCAATTGTCGACTTCAAAAATGGTCGACGAGCTATGCACTCGCTTATCTTCATGGAGCCTAATGTAGCATTGATTCCTTATCAGGTTATGTCGCAGTTGGAGGATCATCCTGACTTCCTTGCACGTATTCAATATACTGATCGAGGAATTATGACCAAGGATATTATTGGCTCCTTGATCGGTATTTCAGACATCATCGTCCCGGGTGTTGGTGTCGCTTCGAGTGCAAACCTTGTTCCAGGCTACTTATGGGGTAAGGATGTTCTGCTGGCTTGGGTTCCTCCTCGAGCTGGTTTGAAGATTCCTGCCTTCGCTTATGAGTTTGTTTGGGGCTATGGTGAAGAGAAGCGCAAGTCTGATCTCGTGCGTGTTTCGAGGCGTTACGATCTCAAGCTTGTGGGTCGTGAGAACAATGCTGCCAGTGCTAACAATGGTAAGGTTGTTTCGGGTTACTTGATTAAGAACGCAATCGCGTAAGGAGATTAATTATGTCTACGACATATATTGCTGTTACGCGTATTAAGTTCAGTAACGAAAAGCCCGAACTTACTCGCGGTGATGTAGTAACTGCTAAAATTGTTGGAGGTCAGGAAGCTCTTAATGAGCTGATTGAATCTGAGTCAGTAATGGATGAGGAACGTTTCGATATTCTCTTCCCTGAAGAGGTCGAAGAAGAGGGAGCTAATCAACCTACAGGTACACCTTCTAACTTAGGTGATATTGATGGTACTGATTTAGCTGCACCTGATCCTGATCCTGAACCTGCGACATTGCCTGCAGAGGTCAAAGAAGCGTCTGCTAAGTAATTTACTCCAAGTAGACAAAGCCAGTTTAGTAGAGGATGACACGTTATGGTACACATTGCACTTGATGAGGCTAATGCGTGGTTTGAATCTACTAAACTGGCTTTGTCTGAAGTAGATGAACAGTTAGAGAGTCAAGTTGTATCTTTACTCTTTAGTCGTCTTGCAGGAACCTATCCAACAACATCTTGGATTGATGAAGCGACTACACCAGATCTAATTCGTACTTTAATTGCAATGAGTTATGCTGCATGGTACTATGATAGAACTTATTCTGATGATTCAGAATCAAATGAATATGCAGCTTTATTGCGCAGATACATAGAAGACAATATTAGTGGCTTACTTTCTGGCTCAGTAACTATTATCGAAATACCTACAGATGCTGCTGAAATATCACAGCCTACGTTCTTTCCTAATGATCTTAGTTCAGCTAATAATCCTACTTCAGATAATCCTTCTGATGGAGGTCCTTCCTTTATGATGGGGAGTATCTTCTAATGGTTAAATTATCTGGAGGTCTTATCGTAACTGAACAACTTACCCAGAGGCAAGTATCATTAGATTTGCACTTTGAGCCTTCTGTTGGAATTCTTGCACGTAAAGTAGATAAGTTAGGCATCGATATCAGGTCCTTTCGTGCACCATTACGCAGAGCTATTAAGTTTGTTATGATTCCTAGCATTCGTAGGAATTTTGATGAGGGTGGCAGGCCTGCCTGGCAGCCATTGGCAGAAGAAACTATTCTACGTAAGCGAAGTGAGCATCCTCTTATCGCTTCTGGTTCATTGCGACGTGTTATGGGTTATATTAATACATGGCATATTGATAGTGAAAAGGCCATGATTACTGATTTACCTTCTCGCGTATGGTATGGTAAAGTACATCAGGCTGGATGGGGTCAGGCAGAAATGTTTAGAGATCCTGTAACAGGTAGAAATGTTAATGTAGGTGATGTAGGAGCAATCCCTGCAAGACCTTTTGCAGTTGTACAATCAGAGGACATTGATAACATCGAACGCATCTTCGATGAATGGTTAGCTGAGCGCATGATTAAAGCAGGATTAGGTAGAGGTTAAAATGCCTACTGGTTATAATTATGAAGGAAGCTTATATGAGGTAGCCCAATACCTTGAAGATCTTCTACAAGAATATTCACGTGCACTTGATTTGAAAGATGTATTTTATGGTGATCAAGATCGCATTCCTAGAAGTCCTGCAGCATGTATCGAACCAGGGGATAAGCGTCGAGAACTTGCAGGAATAGGTAGAGCTACCAAGGTAGTAATGACTTGCTATATCATTATTTATCACGGTGAAGTAACTACTGTCAGAGACAATCGACGTGAGAATGATTTATTAGCTGAAAGAGTAGAAACTATTATCCATAGTAAGCCTACAATGGATGATAAAGTTATTGATTCGTTAGTAACATCAATCGAATCTGGCTATCAATTGAAAACTAGAACACTGTTTCGTGCAACACGTCTTACAATCGAAGCGCAAGCTAAAACATTATTACCTCAGGAGGTGTAATAGAATGTCAGATAATCCAGCCGTTGCTGAACTTGCAGTTAATGTGCCAACCCTTCCTGAGGGAGAGCCTCTGCAAATTCCTGGTCTTGGTACATTTGAAAATGGTCAGACTTATGGTTTGACACAAGATGAGATTGATGGGTTTTCTACTTATCATACACAACATCTACTCACTTACAATGAAGTAGGTGAATCTGTTATTGAAGTTGTTCCTGGTATTACTTTAGCAGATGCAACTGATACAATGGAAGGTTTTACTTTCAAGGTCTTAGGTGCTGATCCCAAGTCTCAGCCCAAGCCGAAGCCGAAGCCCGAAGAGCCTGAAGGAGGTAATGAATAATGCCTGGAACTGGTGCACAAGGATTTGTCGGTATTGCTCCTGAAGCAGTTGCAGGAACATACGTAGCGCCTACTAAGTATGTTCCCGTTGAGAGTGAAAGCCTTCAATACATGCAAGATACTATCTTTAGGCGTCCAGTACGTCAAACAGCAGACGTTGTCGGAGCTGTTGATGGTAATGCACATGTCGAAGGTGATATGTCTATGGAAGCTTTTGAAGATGTTGTTGCGCTTATGCTACATTCTGCGCGTACAACTCGTACTAAGACTGGTACTACTCCTAACTTCACTTATGCTCTTGTTGGTTCAGCTGTTGCTGTTCCTGCTAAGACTATGTCTATTACAGTCATTCGCAATGGCATTGTGTTTGGTTATACAGGATGTATTATTGGTAACTTCAGCTTTACTATCGAAGACGGTATCCTCAAGTTCAATTGCGGTATCGTTGGACGTGACGAAACTTCTCAGGCTCTACCGACTGCTACCTGGAATACAGGAGTTCAAGCTACGCCTTATGGAGCAGGTAAGTACAATCTTCAGATCCCTACTACAACTCAGGTATTCGATGCTGACGGATTTGAGTTCAATGTCGATGATAGTGCTGAGCCTCAGTACCGATTGAAGGATACGAGCCGTGGAGCTCAATTCATTCAGTATGGTGAGCGCACTGTCACTATGTCGATGGAACGAGACTTCGATACTCGTACTGATTACGATGCTTTCAAGGCACTCACTGCGCAAGATATCACCTTACTTGCATCTAAGGGAGCTAACAACAGCATTACAATTCAAGTGCCTGCTGCTATCAAGGATACGTACGAAGTCGGCTTAGGTGGCCAAGGCGACTTAACTCGAGCGCAAATTGCTTATAATGGCGTTCTTGACGCCGTTGGCAATGCTTACAAGGTCACAGTCAAAACGCAAGAAGATATCACGTAACCCCTGTGGTTTCTTAGATGATGGCTCCGCTGTCTATATAATGTCTAATCTCCTTAGATTATCATTAGACCACAGAGGAGTCATCATCTACAGAACTCCATGTTTAATTGTCTAATTAAGGTCTAAGTCCTGAAGGAGGACCAAATGCCAAATGCAGTAAGTAATTCAGCTGAAACAGTTCGACGAGAACTTAAGACGTGTCTTGAAGGTTATATTGTTGCACGACGCCTAACTTATGGTGAGAAGTTACAGCGTCGTGCAATGACTTCTGGTATGAAGATTGCTGGTGCTAAAGGTAAGAAGGATTTCGAGGGCGAAATGCAACTTATCAGTGAGCAGGCTACAATTTTTGACTTCCAGAATTGTATTGTTGACCATAACCTCGAAGATGCAGATGGTCGTAAGTTAGCTTTGGGGACATTGGTAGATGTACGTAAGTTAGATCCTCGTATTGGTGAAGAGATTGATCAGTTCCTAAGTGAGATCAATAACTTCGAAGAGGACGAGGGAAACTAGAAGCCCGCATTAAAGCAAGCGTTGTATTAAGTCGTGAAATGGATGATGATGTAGCTTATGCAGTTTACATTACACAACTTTGTCAAGAATTACATTGCTTGCCTAGTGCGGGCGGACTTCTAGATCAAGATAGCTATCATGTATGGATGATGGGTAAAGTAATTGATGCTCAAAATGAGCGAAGAGCAAAAGATAACAAAAAGAAGTAATTAGGAGAGGAGGCGACTAATGGGACTAAGTTCACGCGAAGTGCTACTGATTTTACGAGCACGCGATGAAGCATCTAAGACCATTAGTCGCGTCTCTCGTTCAATGTCGCGAATGGATCGCGATGCGACGATGTCTTCTTTGCATATGATTGATGCACAAAAGAATTCCCTTAATCAATTGCGTAATCAAGTAGGCGATGTTAACCATGCTTATACGCGCACTTCTGCAGATGCTTATGACGCTCACAGAAGGCAACTGCGTTCGGTACAAGATCAATTTGCATTACTCCGACGTAATACAAATGAGATTAATGATGCATATGCCAATACAGTTCGCAGTACTAAAGATTTAAGAGCCAGTAATGCTATAACTGCAGAAGAATATCGCAGACAGATGCGAGCTGCCCAGGACTTGCGTGCAGGACAATTAAGACAATTACGTGATGAGCGTGATTATGTTAACTCTTTGTCAAGAGCATATACTAATCAGTATCATGAACGAATTGCACAAGCACGCTTATTACGCATCGATCAAAGTGAGCAGATGCGTCAACAGAAAATTGCTGCACAAGAAGCAATTCGTATTCATGAAGCTTCACTGAAGCAAATGGCTGAGGAGCGAGAAGCTCTTCGACATCGTGGACAGATGTTAGTCAATAACGGTGCTGCTATGGTTTCACTGGGCGCAGGTATGACGTTATTCGGGACTTTAGGTACTGTCGCTTATGCCAAGAATATTGAAGCAGCTATGTCCTACGAGGATGCAGTTCGCAGAACTTTAACTCAGGTTGATAATGTAAAGATCTCGTTGAAGGATATTGCTAATCTAGGTAAGAGTATAGCAGATGAGTTACCAGTAGCATTTGAAGAGATTCAGCCCGCATTATATGATATTTTCTCGTCTATTGATGTAGGCTTAAATGGTGCACGTAAGCTTGTTACTCAATTCTCACAAGACGCTGT